CTGCGAGAGCTTGGCTGACAAGGGTTGACACCAGGCCCCAGGCCGGTAGAGTTCTACCTACCAGAACCCATCGCGGGCCTGGGGCCCCGGCCCGGCGGGTAATCCGGGTGGCGCGCAGATGGACGGATCCCGCACAGGATCCCTGGCCAACACCGGATTCGCGATCCGGATGCGCACAAGAGCAGCATGGCTGAGGAAGCGGCGGCAAGCATTCGACCCGCCTAAGGCCGATGGCTCTTGGCAGCGGCCCGTAAACCCGGGTGCAACTCGGCGGAGGATAAACGTGGCAGTCCGATAGGCGAGCGTAGACCGGTCCGATTCCGGTCGTCCCCCTGGCGGGGGTGTGGGGTTCGATTCCCCTTGACCACGGTGGCGAAAAGGATTGCCGGTAAATGCGCCGGAACCGCGCAGAGAGGTTCGAATCCTCTCCGGACTACAGGAGTCAAACGATGATCAGTTGGCGACGAAGGCCTTACGGCCGGATACGGGACTGGCCTAGAGACTCCTGGCGGCGGCCGTAAAACGTGGCGCGTGTTCTGGCGGACGGCTGACGAGCCGAGAGGGTTCGATTCCCTCTTACGCACTGCCCGCAGATGAGACGGAAGAATCCGGCCCCCCGGAAGAACCCCCGTCGAATGGCTGCAAATCGCAGGGGGTAGGCACCCTGTACCCGGTACCGTCCGCGAGCCTGATCAGCCGGACGGTACCGGGACCAAAGGAATCACCGAGCAAAGGATCAGGGGATATGACATACGACCCGTTCAGCGCCCAGGCGGCGGAGAAGTTCCTCTCCGGCGGAGGCATCTCCGTCAAGTTTCCCCACCCGGGGTTCAAGTGGGGCGGGACCCTGGAGTCCTGGGAAATGGGCCAGCAGACCGACCTGGAGACCAGCGCACTGAAGTTCTGGGCGGACGGCAAGCCCATGATGCAACTCATCATGGACATGCGCGGTGAGGCCACCGGCAAGACCTACGAGTGGGTCTCCCAGCGGTGGGTCGAGAAGCCCGTCCCGGACGACGACGGCTCGCGGCGCCTCTTCGTCAAGGGCGGTCTCCACGTGGCCATGGTCAAGGCGATGAAGCTCGCGGGCGGCAAGCTGGAGGCGGGCGCGTACATCGAGGTGACGCGCGGCGAGGACCTCCCCCCGAAGAAGCGCGGACACAACGGCCAGCACACCTTCTCCGTGATCTGGACCCCGGCGGCGAAGAACCCGCACGCCCCGGCCGCCGCGTTCCTGGAGGAGGCCCCGGAGGACGTCGACCCGTTCGCCCCCGGCCAGGCGGCGCCGTTCTAGCCGCACCCCACCGCTCCCCCTGCATCGTCTCCCCGACGGCGCGGTGTAGGGGTTGAGGTCGAAGCCCCTCCCGTCTCTCGTCCGGGAGGGGCTTCTCTGTGTGATCAGACCCTACTTGGATGTCCGATTTATCATCTCTTAGTGGGCTGTGGATAACTACAGAAAGTAGTTTCCGTCAGGGGTTGACACGACCCTGGATAGGTTGTTTAATTGAGACATCAGCCAGGGACAAGGGAGACGAAATGAACACCTACGAAATCGAGATCCGGGACTACACGAAGACCAGCCCGAAGGGCCGGGCGGCGGGCCGCCGCTGCACCACCTACGCGGTGGTCGCCACGGACCTGGCGGGGGCCCTGGACAAGGCCTCCAGGACCCACAGCCGGAGGGTGGCGGACGGGGACCTGATCCCCTGGGTGAAGAACCTGGGAGCGGCCCCGGCCACCGGGACCTACCGGATCGACTACCAGATCCTCTGAGGAAAGGGCCCCCGGAAGGGGGCCTTCCCCTTGCCCTCAGGTTGTTTAGTTGAGCTACCTAACGTGCCGTCGATGAGATGATAAAACGGACATCGATGTACTCGTCATTGACGGTAGTTATCCACAGCCCCCAATGAGGTGATAAAACGGACATCGATGTGAGGTTCGGTTACCGGGTCAGGCCCGCCGAGTCCGGGTCCCCCCGGAAGCGCGCAGCCAGCCCCAGCAGGAGCGCCAGGACAGCGGCTGAACCGCTCACGGTCAACGCCCGGACCCACCCGAAGGTCAGCACGTCGAACGGCGCCGCAGCGGCCGCCAGGGCCGCCAGGGTCATGACGAACACGCCGATGACTCTCTCGGCCAGGTCCTTCAGGTACGCGGTCATGTCTGCTCCTCAGCTGGTCGTCATCTTCAGGATCGTGATCGTGCGCTCACTGATCACGTACTCCGCCACGTCGGGCGTGGTGTCGGCGCGGAACTCGACGCTGAACGCGTCCGTGGTGCCGTTCATGAACGTCCCGCACCCCAGCGCCATGAGCCTCATGTTCCGGTCGTCCCCGCCCACCGGCGCCGAGTTGCTGATACCCGCCAGGCGGGGCGCGGGCACCAGGGACGTCGGGTTCGTGCCGTCGGCGAGACGGATTTGCAACCCCAGGTAGACCACCGTGGCGCCCGCCGTGGTGAGCGGCGGCACCGCGACCGTGGCGAGGGCGAAGTAGAACCCCGGGTCCTGGGGCCAGATGAGGCGCTGGCCGACGTCGGCGGACAGCATCACGACGTTCGCCGTGTTGAAGTCCTCCACGTTGAAGGGGATGCGGTCCGTGTACGGCGTGGGCGGGCTGTTGACGGGGTGCGTGGGCGATGGGGAGGCGTAGGAGCCCGTCCCCCGGAAGCGCGCCACAGGCCGCCCTGTGAGCCCGTCCTGAAGCGCACAGACGTCGGCGTCGATCGACTCCGCCAGGGACTGGAGCGCCCCGGCCACGTCCGCCGGGTCCGTCGGCAGGCTGTACGGGTAACCCCGGTTCACCGTATTCGCGGGCATCAGAGGGCACTCACTTTCGTGGCCGAGATGGACCGGGCATCGACGTTCAGCGCGGCGCCGGAGTCGTGGATCACCCGCAGGCGGACGTAGTCCCCGATCGTCACCACGTTGATCAGGGACGTGATGCTCAGCTCGGTGGCGAACGTCTGGATGCCGGGGATGGTGTTGTGCGACTCGCTCACGCCGGAGAGGTTCTGCACGATGGCCCCCTTCCGCCCGCCAACCACGGCGTTGCCGTTGGGGGCGAAGTTCACCTGTGCCTCCACCAGGTAGATGCCCGTGGACGTGAAGGTGATCCGGTCGTTGTTCACGCCCAGGTTCACCATGCCCGCGTTGTCGTACTCCTCCGTGTTGAAGGTGACGAACGTGAAGGTGCTGGGGTTGATCGCCTGGTTCAGGCTGTGGCTCGCGCGCGCGGACGGCGCGTTCAGGGCCGCCGTGGTCGCGGTCACCTGCGCCTGCACGTCGGTGTCCACGTCCTGGGCGAAGTCCTGGATCTGGGTGGGGAAGTCCGCCTGATCGGACAGCAGCGGGTACGTGTAGCCACGGGGCGTATTCGCGGGCATGTCACACCTTCCGGGCGATGATCTGATCCCACACGAGCGCCTGCCCGGCCGCCAGGGTGGAGCGCAGGGCCACGCGCATGTAGCCGGTGACGGGCGCCGTGACGTTGCCGTACAGGGACGTGAAGGGCGGGTATTGGGGGACGTCCACGGCCGTGACCACCACCGTGTCCGCCGACGACGTAGTCGGGTACAGGTTGGTCGAGTTGGCGAACCAGAGGCCGACCAGGGCCGCGTCGGCGGTGGGCAGCACGCCGGAGTAGTCACCGCCCACGAACGCGCTCAGGGACCAGACCTCCCCGGCGTTGACCGCGATGGGCGAGCTGTACAGGTAGTGCACCGAGGCCTGCGCGGAGAAGACGCGCACGGCCAGGTCCCCGTCCGGCGCCCCGGCGATGTCCACCACCGTCGCCGTGCTGGAGCCGGACACGTTGGCCGACTCCCACGAGGACGGGAAGGAGCCCGGCACCGAGGCCTCGAAGCTGGAGTTCAGGATGGAGTTCGACCCGGCGCCCACGAGGCGTCCCAGCGCCACCCACGAGGCGTCCTGGCGGATCAGCTGCACCACGGTCCCGGCGGCGGGCGGCGAGACGGCGGTGGCGGTGAAGGGCAGCACGAAGGCCACCTCGATGGTCGTCCCTCCGACGTCCACGAACATCGAGTTCGGGGTGGCCAGGACCACCACGCCGATGCGGGACTCGGTGAAGGCGCCGGAGGGGGCGGGCCCGAACGGCAGGGGGCTAGACATTGACCAGGATCCTGAACGCCCACATGCGGACCGAGTAGGTGTTGACGGTCACGGCGCTCGCGACGTGGTGCGTCATCATCTGGAGCGAGTCCCCGGCCTGGAGGAAGAGGACGTCCGCGAACGAGACCGCCTCGGTGCCCGCCGTGGCGAAGCCCGGACCCTGCCGCGACGACGGGGGGTCGCCGTTCACCAGCGGCTCGACGCGCACGAACACCGCCGTGGCCGTGGTGATGAGCACGTGGCCCCCGACCATGTACCAGCCCGTCTCCAGGACGCGGATCACCTGGGCGGTGGTGTCGGCCATCCCCGCGTTGTCGAACTCGGCGCCACCGCCGAAGAAGTGCACGACGTCCTGACCGGCCACGTTGGTACCGCCGAGCATGGCCACCGCGTCGGGCGACGTGTACAGGTTGTCCACGTCGTCGGCGTACGCCTGCACGGCCGCGTCGGTGGCCTCCGCGAGGGCCTGGAACTGGGTGATGTCCGAGGCGTCCTTGGTGAGCGGAGGATCGCACTGAGGGAACGGAAGCCCCAGGCAGTCTGTGGTGTCCATGCCGTCCCTTCTAGGTGAGCGTCGCCTGCGCGCGTACGTACGCGCGCGTGGACAGGCCCATTGTCCCAGGGGACAGCGGGTAGGTGATGGAGTCGATCAGCTGCACGCTGCTCACCCCGCGCGAGCGCAGGCGCACGGTGTCGCCAGGCTCCATCGAGTAGTCCGGGACTACGTCCGCCTGCCAGCGCGAGGACAGGGCGGTCGCCGCGTTCAGGTAGTCACGGGCTGCCTGCGTCGCCTCCCCCAGGGTGAGCGGGGTCTGTACCTTGATGACCTCCCCCACCTTGCCGAACGGTCCGCCGAACCGGGTCGGGGAGGACGGCGAGGTGTCCCGGGCGGTGACGCGGAACGGGGTGCCCCCGTCGAACCGCTCGACCACGAGTGTGACGGAGTTGGCGGCCCGGTCGCGGCTGAAGCTCGGCACGCCCCGGATGAGCAGCCCCTGGGGGCCGTCCTCGAATTCCTGCACCACGGTGCCCACGTCGTAGGGCATCTCCCGGACGACGAAGTCCCCGTTCCCGAGCGCGTACCAGCGCCCGCCGACGGCCGCCGCGAGGTCGTCCAGGGCCTTGCCCCGGTCCTCATCCCACGTCAGCTTCGGGGTCATGGCGTCGGGGTCGACGTCGTGCGCGCCGAACGTGGCCGTCGGCAGCACCTCCGTGATGAGACGCTCGATCTGGGAGACGATGGTGACGTTCTCAGAGTTGCGCGGTTGCTCGAACGGCAGCCCGATGACGTCGGCCGCGAGGTCGTCGATGCGCGCGGTGACGTCGCCGGTGGCGTTGCGGGTCAGGTCCCCGACGCGCCCGGTGATGACGTCGAACATCTCCTTGGAGCCGTCGCCGTACCGCATGCCCGCCCGGATGTTGGCCACCGTCTGGTAGGGCGTGAGCGCGTCTGTGGGGAGCGTCGGCCACCACTCGGGGCCCACCGAAAACGTGCCGGACCGAGTGACCCGGTGCGTCAGGTTCGCCGTGATGGACCCGCCGAAGATCGGGATGTCGTTCTCCAGCAGGGCCCCGCCCGGGCCCGCGTAAAGGTCGACCTCGAAGGCAAGCCTGTGCGGGGCGTGAAGGGCCGTCTTGTACGTGGCCGACGCGGCCAGCATCAGCTCACCGCCGCCCAGAGCGCGTTCGCGACCAGGGTACGGGTGGACATGGTGACCGACGCGGGCAGGGACGTCTGAGCGGTGGGCCCGGTGGCGAACCGGGCGTCGGTGGCCGTCAGCTTGGCGTTCGGGATGGACGCGGTCAGTGCGCTGCCGCGCGCGAACGAAGGCACGGTAGCGGCGTTGGCCAGGATGGCGACGTAGTAGTAGCCCGGGGTCACCGCCACCGGGGCGGTGAGCGCCATCTCCTTGAACCCTGCGGTGCCCCACGCGGCGGTCTGGTCGGCCGTCACGCCGAGCCGGGTGCCCGCCGAGTCATAGAGCCCCGCGAAGTTCTGCCCGGCCGTCAGGGAGGCGCCTACGACGCCGATGGACGCGCACACGTTGGTGATGGTCGTCGGCTGCCGGACCCACAGCTTGGACCAGGTGACGGTCCCCGAGGTCAGGGCCGTGGCGACCATGTTGGTGGCGGGGTCGAACTGCCAGGAGATGAATCCCTGGTCCAGGGCTGTGGAGCTGTTTGCCCGGTCCAGGTTGGCGATCGCCGTGTTGAGCGGGGTTCCCCAGTTCAGGGAGCCCACCGCGATCGCCGGGAAGTACGGGACATATGCCATGGGTCTTATCCTCCATCGCCGTAAGGGCCATCACCGAATGCACACTCGCCGAAACCGCCCGTGCAGTCCGGGTCGTCGCCGCACACCGCCTCGCCGGAGGCGACCTGCGCCCAGGTGAAGCCGGACGCGGTCAGGTCCGCGAACGTGGCGAACTCCTCCGCCACCGCGCACCAGTTCGCGCACGCCGTCCCCTGCGCCGGGCCGAACGGCACGTCGACCAGGGTGAACGGCGCCTCCCACAGCCGGTACGGGCGGCGCTGGTCGCGCGAGATGTAGGCCTCGCTCAGGTCTCCTGGCTGGAGTACCGCGTCCGGCCACCCGTAGATGGCGGGCATCTGGAGCTGGAGCGGACCGCCTGCGGTGAACAGAGTCTCGACCGCGTCGCGCGCCACGAGGGTCTTGGTGAAGATGCGGAGCGAGCCGTCCAGACGCTTGCGGCGGCCGTAGATGTCGGCTGGCTTCTCCGCGTCGTAGATGTCGAAGAGGTTCGCGTCCGCGCGGCGGACGAACTCCCCGAACCCCACCCACACGATGTCCGGCCCGGCCGGTTCGCAGACGGCGGCGAGAGCCTGCTGGGTGGTCTCGCAGAATTCCAGGACCAGGTTCGCCCAGGGGCGCAGGGGGTCCTTCAGCAGGACCGTTCCGTCTCCGGGCTCGATGTACGGGCCCTGGACGATCGTGGTCCCGCCCGGGTCACCGGTCCAGCGGTACCAGACGTTGGTGTCCAGGGGCGCGCTGGTGTCGTAGAAGACACCGACTTCTCCGGACAGGGTGACGGACCCGATCAGGGTCCACGGGCCGGAGAAGGACGTCCCCCTCTCAATGTTAGCGGTCGTCTGCGTGCCGGGCGCAGCCGTGAAGTCGGCGGTGAGGTAGACGATTCCGTCCGCCATTAGCGGCGCACCCCCTGGAAGGCGAGTCGGTCGCGCGCCTGGTTGTTTTGCGCGATCCGGGTATCGAAGTGCGAGTTCAGCTGTTCGTTGCCGATGAACACCTGGACCGTGGGCGCCTGCTGGCCCAGCTGGGGGAGCTTGAGCGTCTGACCGCCCGGGAGGGCGAAGCTCGGGGCCAGCGACGCCACGCCCTGGAGTTGGCGCCGCAAGTCCGGGATGCGATCGGCAATGCCGAGTACGTAACCGTCCATGGTGTCGTTGCCCTGGTCCCTCATGACCCGGGAGGGGGAGTTTATGTCCAGCAGTTTCCCTACCGTTCCGGACACTGTGTCAGCAATCTTGGACGCAGCGCTCCTGAGCTCGCCGAGCTTGGACGTCAGTCCGTTGATCAGACCGCGCACGATGTCGGCACCGGCCGACGTGAGGAGGTTGCCCAGGTTCCCGAGCGCGTTCAGGACGATGCCGGGGAGCTCGCGCACCTTGGCGCCCGCGCGGTTGTTCAGGTCGGTGAACGCCGCGATGGCGGTCTGCACCAGCTGGAGCAGCTTCTCCCGGGCCTGGTTGCCGAGGTTCCCCAGGGTCTGGACGATCTTGTCCGTGACGTTCTTGACCAGGTTCTGAGCCCCCTCCCAGGCGCCCCGGAAGTCTCCCTGGAGGAGGTCCACGAGGATCCGGATGGTGGGGATCACCAGGCCTGTAATCTGAGCGGCCAGCACCTTCAGCGCCAGGTTGACGAGCCTCAGCAGCACGTCGATCAGCGGCTGGACCACCGGCATGAGGTCGTCCACGATCTGGATCGTGAGGTTCGCGAGCTCGACCAGCACGGGGGTCAGCTCGACCAGGAGCTGGGCGAAGGCCTCTCCGATCTGGGCCAGCCCAGGCGCGAGCGCAACCAGGGCCTCGGTCAGGATCGGGAAGAGGCGGGTGGCAAGCTCGACGAAGGGCGGGATCAGCTGCGGCAGCACGGTCGTGGCCAGCGTGGTCAGGACCGGCAGGAGCTGCGCCGCGATGTTCGTCACCAGCTGTTCCACGAACGGGATCATGGCGTTGAAGGCCTGACCCAAACCGTCGAACAGCGGGACAAGGGCGGGCAAGATGGCCGAAATCAGGGTGGCCGCGAGGCTGATGAACGGGGTCACCAGCAGCACCAGCTGCCCGAAGGCATTCGCCACCGAAACCAGGACCGGTTCCAGCGCCACGAGGATCTTCGAGAGCCCGTCACCCAGCGACCGCACCAGGATCTGCACGGGCGGGGCCAGGGCCGTGAGCACCGGACCCAGCACCTGGAGGGCCTGCGAGATCAGCGGGAGCACGGTGTCGATGAGCGTCCCACCGACGGCCAGCAGAGCGGTCAGGGCCTGCTGGAACCCCTGCGACGCAGTCGCGTCCTCGAACGCCTGGGTGACCTTCTCCAGGGAGGTAAAGAGGCCCCCGCCCTGGTCGCTCACCGCGTCCATGATGTTGCCCAGGCCGCCGAAGACGTTCCCGGCGATGGTGCCCAGCTGGGCGATGGTGTCGATGGCGGAGTCAATGGCCGCTTCCAGGCGGCCGTCCTCGAACGCCTCCGTCAGGCGCTCCGAGATACCGGCGCCAGCCCGGGCCGCCGCCGCCGTGATCCGCTCGAACGCCGGACCCGCTGCGGCGCCCAGCTGACCGAGGGCCGTGATGACCGCTGCGGGCGCGTCACGCAGGTTCAGGAGGCCTGCGTTGGCCGATGCCAGCGCGCGCCCCAGGGTGCCGTTCTGTGCGAGGTTGACGGCCGCCGCTGCCGCACTCAGGGCCATCCCGTTAAGGGTGCCCGCCGTCGTGCGGACCGCGTCCGCCACGACGGGCAGAACGGTCTGACCGAGCTCGTCCAGGGCGTCCGCGAAGCCGGTGAAGAAGGTGCCCTGGATCTCCTGTTGGAGTTCCTTGAACCCGTCGCGCATCGACTGGAGTTCGACCACGAACTCCCGCGCGCTGGGGGCCAGGTTCTCCATCGCCTTGGCCAGGTCCTCGGGGGACGCCTCAGGGTCGAAGGCTGTACTGATCGCCTCACCCACGCCGTTGAACGCCAGCGCCAGGGTGCCACCGGCCAGCGCCAGGGCCGCCATGCCCGTCGCCGCCACAGCGGCGGCCGGTGCGATGGCCTCCACAGTGGTGGCGATGCCCGCGAGGAGGGGGAGGAGCGAGGAAGTGGTGGCCGCGATCCCGGCGAACACGCCCGCCACCCGGGTGCCGGGCCCGATCAGCGTGCGCAGCGCCCGCCCCAGGCCGACGGTCGAGGCCACGCCCCGGCCGTCGGGGTCGACTTCGACTTCGATCTCGATGTCAGGTGCGCGCGCCTCCACCTGGTGCACGAGGGCCCGCAGCTGGTTACTGACCTGGGTGAGTGAGCCGACCTGGTCCAGCTCCGCCTGAAGGTCGATATCGTCCCCGGCTTCCGCCCGCCGGATGATGGACTCCAGCTGGCCCTGGATGTGGGACAGACTGCGCTGTGCGTCGAGCGCCGCTTCAACCTCCACGTCGGAGGCGCCCGACTCCGCCGACTGGATGACCCCCTCCAGCTCCTCCGCGATGTTGCTGAGGGACTCACCTACGGCAAGGGCCGCCTCTACGTTCAGTTCGGGGGCGCCGTTCTCAGCCGTCCGGATGATCGCGTTAAGGTCGCGCTCCAGCTCGGGGAGTGCGTCCGCCGTGGAAATGACCAGGTCGACTTCAGCTGTGGACGCCACCGCTCACCCTCTCTTCAAGCTCGCCAGGAACGCGGCTGTGGACTGCGGATCACTCGTACCATCGTCCCACGCATCCTCGTAACCGGGGGGAGGGACAGACAGGGTGAAATCGAACCTGACTCGTCCCTTCTCATCCTGGCCCTTGACGCACAGGGCGTAGACCGCCGCGCACCACTCCGCCACAGACCGACTCCACGCGTCCGCCCCGGACAGCACCAGGCGCCCCAGCACCTCCGGCTGAACCGAGGTGTTCAGCAGGCGTCCCGTCTCCCACCACGACCGGCCCGCCGCCTCCCCGAGGATCCGCAGCGACTCCCGCTCCAGCTCCTCCCGCGCACCGGGCACGTCGATCACCAGGTCTGCCAGGGCTTCCCGGTCGTCCGGCTCCGCCAGGCGCGCGGCCAGGGACCGGAGATTGTCGATCGCCTCCACCCACAGCGCTGCTGGTCGGTACGGGATGGTGAATCGCGTACCGGCCACGGTGATGCTCAGTGGTTCCCGGGAGAACGGCGAGGGGTCATTCGGCATCGCGCGCGGCCGCGCGCTTGCGGGTCTGCTTGGCCGGGGCCGGGGACCCGGCGTTCTGCCGCTTCACCAGCTCGGAGAAGAGGTCCATGAGGTCCTGTGGGACGATCCGCTTCTCGATCAGCAGATCGGTCAGCGTGTCCCACTGCTCAGGCCCGGCGGAGTCCGCCAGGACCCGGGTCAGGGCCTTCAGCGGCTTGACCGCCGACGCCCCCATGTTGACCACCGTCAGAACCATGACTAGGTCGTCCTTGGGCACCGGCGCGAAGCGATACGCCGTGCCCTTGACCTGGATCGTGTAGTACGTGTCGTCGCCCATGCAGCGAGTCTACGAGGCGTTGCTCCTGAACGAGTAGCCGCGCTGCGCCGCGACCTCGCGCAGCGCCCGGTCCAGGAAGTGCGTGCCCTTGGTCCCCGGGTGGTGGACCACCTTGGCGAAGACGATCCGGCCGCCGACGCTGAAGCGCAGCACCTGTGCGCGGCGGGGCCGGATGATGTGCGGCCGTGATCCGTCGTTGACGGCGGCCGCGTACTCCAGGTCCGAGCCGACGCTGACCTTTCCCCGCAGGGAGAAGAACACCGGCGGCTCCGCCCGGATGGAGCTACGCAGGCGACCCGTACGGACCGGCGCCAAAATCTTGGCCCGGTTCACCACCTGCCGGGACGCCTCCCTCAGCTCCGTCCGGGACGCGTTGCGCATCGTCCGGTTCAGCTCCGCCCTGTCCAGCCGGATCCGTGCCACCGTCGATCACCTCCAGGTACCCCAGGGCCACGTAGGCCACGGCGAGATCCGACCACGGGATGTCCGCTTCATCCCCCTTGCGCATACCGTTGAAGGAGACGCGCACGCGTACCCGCGCCTGCGCGCGGGCCTGGGTGGGGGTGGCGTCGGTCTTGGCGGTCTTGCGGCGGGTCACGGTGCCTCCACGGGGCAGCATGCGGACATGGTGATGAGGACGGACATGGTGCCACCGATGCAATTGCCGTCCACGCCGAACGGCTGGTACTCCCCTACCGCGACCTCCTCGGCCGCCGTACCGACGATGTCCCCGAACGCACAGCAGATGGCCGACTCCATCGAGCCCTGATCGGAGTCCAGCTGCGTGGCCGCGAGCGTCCACTGGTCCTCGGTCGGGACGCTCCCCGTGGGGGCGGACGGGGCGCACCGCGCCACGCCCATCTCCAGCGTCAGGGTGCGTTCCTGGCTGAAGCACGACACGTTGGTCAGGTCGCCCAGCTGGCGGACGCCGGAGATGTTCGCGATCCGTACCCAGCCCAGGCCCCGGCAGCACTCGTCATCGTTGGTGCCCAGGAGCGGGGTCACCTCGGACCCCGCTCGCAGCATCACGTGCTCGTTCGCGATGGGGAAGTCGGTGGCCGGATCCTCTAGAGCGGCCTGGAGGCAGTCCAAAAGCTCGTTCGCGAGCGTCAGCGCGTGGGTCATCCCGAGTACCTCGGTCCCGCCAGGTCCGGCGTCCACACCCGGGAGGGCATCTTGCGCCGGAAGGGATTGACCGCCCGCAGCCACTGGTCCACCTGGGCGATGCCTGTGAGCCCGTCACCGAGGAGCGAGACGGGGTCGACGACGGTCACCTCTACGCCGTTGCGCGTCATGGAGGCGAGCTGCTGCGGCAGCGCGCAGGCCTGGCCCACGCAGTCCTTGGCGAACTCGCAGGCCAGGAACCCGGCCGCGATCTGCCCGGCCAGGGGCAGCGCCGTACCGGGCTCGTAGACGATGACGAACGCACCGGGGTCGTCGGTGTCCAGTGCCATGTCCTGGCAGAGGGGCCAGCACTCGCCGTCGATGCGCACGAGGACGGGGTTGCCCCGGTACTCGTCCAGGCGGTACGCCGACTCGTCCAGGACCGCACCGTCAACGCGCACCTCGGTGACGGTCGCGACGGGTCCCGGGAAGGGGACTTCGCACGCGGCCCGGCAGGAGCAGCCTCCGGTGCAGCCGCAGTTCCGCCAGATGCCCGCGTCGATGTACGGAATCATCCAGGGCATGCCGCCGCCGGTGCCGGACGCGCCGACCGGCCACGTGAGGTAGCCGAAGCTGTTCATGCAGCGGGGTCCGCACGGACGGTAGTTCACCGGGCACTGGGCGAACTGATGCCCCGTGAGGGCGTCCAGGATCTGAGTCGCCCACGCGGTGGCGTTGGCCTGGACCGCAGGGTCGAACGTGTCCCAGTCGGCACAGCACGAGACGTCTATGGGCCATTCACATAGAGCCACGGGCCCTCCATTCACGGGCTTTGAGCCGCTTGCACGTAAGGCAGTAGCGGGCGCCTGTCTTGGTGTAGCGGGTGTTCTCAGGACTGTACGCGTGGTGGCTGGGACAGTGCGTCACGAGGGAGGACGCGCGCCGCGAGTTTTCCCGGTTGGTCACTGGTTCCAGGTGTTCGGGGTTGACGCACTCTCGTACCCGGCACAGGTGGTCCAATTGCAGCCCCGCCGGTATGGGCCCCACCTGCAATTCGTACATGGCTCGGTGGGCGAACACGGTTCGCTTCCCCACCCGGATGCGCCCGTATCCGTCCGGGTTCAGGGTGGCCGTCCAGATCCAACAACCTGACGGATCCTTACGGATCTTGGTCCACGCGCGTTCTTCGAGTGACTGCATGCGTACAGTCTATCGATACGCGGGGGCTTTTCCGGCGTTCACCGAAAAAGCCCCCTGACCTGCGATTACGGAATGGCCAGCGCCACGGCGCCACACGCGGACGTGGGGAGCGGGGCCGAGCTGACCTCGTAGTGCACGAAGTCATCGTCGTCGATCGCGGTGAGCAGCGGCTCCAGCGTCGCCGGGACCGTCGCGTCCCGGCGGACGTCGTACGGGCCGACGCCCCAGCCGGACCCGTTGACCGCACGCGCGGTGAAGGTGAGGACGAGCGCGCCGTTCTGGTGCACCCACTCACCCCACTGGGCGTCCTTCACCCAGGGGTACAGCCAGTACCCGTAGGACGGGTTGCCATCGACGGTGCACGCCTGGCCGGTGATCCCCTCCCAGATCTCCAGCGCGAAGTTCGCCGTGCCCGTGAGCGCCGCGTTGATGCGGAACCCGACGGTGTTCGGCGTGGCCGCGTCGTCGAGGACCAACGGGTCGCCGGTGATCAGGTTGATCATCGACGGGTCGGTGACGCAGACGATGATCGACAGGTCGATCCAGCGCAGCGCCGGGTCCGACCGGTCGTCGATGCAGAGGTCACCGTTGGCGTTGGCCTGGGTGATCTCCTCCGCGTCCAGGTAGTTCGGCGTGGACGTCACCGACACGAACCCGTCCGTGACCAGCGTCGATGCCGGGCCCTCGACCACGGCACCGCACTCGTCCAGGAGCGTCAGCCGCATGACCTTCGCGCGCGCCTGCTTGGAACAGACAACGGCCATTACTCTTCACCCTCTTCCTTCTTGGGTGCGCGCCGACGCTTCGGCGGAGCGCTGTACAGGTCCGCCAGATACGGCGGGATCCGGAACTCGGTACCCGTTCCGGTGGTGCGCACGTCGTGCGGGCTGCGGGCCAGGGCCAGCAGCTGAGCGGCCACGGCCTTGACCTTGTCGGCGTCCGGGACCACCGTGATCCAGTCGTCGCGCATCAGGCCACCGCCACCACTCCGGGCGCCGCGATGGGCACCTCTACTGCGAACACGTCGGGGCAGTCCCACCCGTGGGCGAAGACTTCTTCAGCGATGACGTCCCACTGGTTCAGGGACCGGTCCAGCGTCTGGCGCGGGTCGGGCTGCGGCAGCACGCCGGAGCGCCACACGGTGACGGGGCTGGTGATGAACGCCCACACCGATCCGGCGGCCGGAGCCACGTCGTCCGGGCCCGTGATGCCGTACCCGGCGCCGATGGACCACGAGGAGCCGATCGGGGTCTTGTACACCCCGGCCACGCGCTCGGCCGGGTCCATGAGGCCCGCGTAGCGCACGGCCGCGTAGCCGCGCATGTTGATGTGGATCACACCCTGGTACCCGGAGACGTCGTAGAAGGCCTCCTCCAGGGCTGCGATGGCCGCTCCGGCCCCGTCACCCGTCGGGGTGACCACAGTCGCTCCAGCGCCCGTCAGAGTGGGCGTGGCGCCCGGGTAGGCGGCCCCGTCCCACACCACGGACTCGACCAGCGTCTGTTCAGCTGAGATCAGCTGGGTGCGGACCGCCTCCAGCATCTCGGTACCGGTGCGCCCGACCGTCCCGCAGCGCTTGCGCGCCACGATCCAATAGGGGGTGGACGCGAGGAGGTCGGAGCCCTCCGTGTACGTCTTCTCAGGGGATACCAGACAGGTCTGGTCGTACAGCTCGGCCCCGCCACAGTGGTCGCTCAGGAAGTGCAGTCCCGAGCTGATCATGCGCGTAGTCAGGGTGGCCCCGCGTGCGGCGGTGAAGAGGCCGTAGCGGAGGGGCGCCGTGGTCGGCGCCTCAATGAGCGTGGGGTTGGTCAGGATGGTTGCCATGTCAGTCCCTCCCTTCAGTGTGAGGGCCCCCGCCCGTTACAGGGACGACGAACGGGCGGGGGCTGTACTGGGGGAGGATCAGACCTCATCCACGCAGTTGATCGAGTTGGCGCCGGTGATACCGGCGATGCAGCCCGCCACCGTGTAGAGGCGCTGACCGGGGCACGGGAAGAGGGGCGCGTAGCCCTCCTCCGCGAACAGCGCGGTGAACTCGTTCACGCTCAGGCTGGCCGCGTCGTAGACGTTGGTCAGGGTGACCACGTCCTGGCGGGCCAGGACCACGGAGCCCGCAGGCCACGCGAGGAAGTTGAACGTGGACGGGAGCGCCGTCATGAACGGCGTGGCCGCGTCACCGCCGGGGAAGGTCGGGTCGATCGCTCCGCCGGTGATCAGACCATCCTGCCAGCCGCGCACGAACTGCACGCGCGCGCCACGAAGGGCGAACATGCTGGCGATCTCGGCATCGGAGACGGACAGCAGGTTCACGCCGTTGCGGCGGGACAGGTCCGCGCGGATCTGGGCGAGCACCCAGAACGGCATGACGACCTCGATGGTGCTGTTGCGCGGCAGCATGAAGCGGTACATCAGGTCTTCGCGCGCGAGCTCCACAGCCGCGAGGGCGGCCGACGTGAAGGAGTCGCCGGGCCCGCCCGCCGGGTCGGGGTCCGGGTGGGCGAAGACGGTGGCTGCACCGGCGCGCGTGAGAATCTGCGCGATGATGTTGCGGTTGATCTCTTGCTCGTGCGCGGCCAGCAGGCCGTCCATCCACGCGTTGACGACCTCGGGGTAGCCCGCCGCCTGGAGGAAGCTCACCCGGATGCACAGCGCGGCCACGTCCAGGCGGCGGTCCTCGAACGTCGGGCAGGGGATCTCGGAACACGTCTTGACGGTGTCGGAGATGACCTGGGCCTCGGTCAGCAGGTTGGAGCCGCCGCCCGCCGCGATGGCGTTCGCGTAGATGGTCGGGAAGTCCGGTTCGTCCGTGTAGTTGATACCGCCGCGCGTGGCCGTGACCGTCGGGAGGTCGAGGATGCCGACGCCCGCAGCCCAGTTGGTGCAGAGGTCGTAATCGTTCATGGACGGGGCGCACCAGCCTGCGGCGGCCGTGAGGCTGTTGCCCTTCTCGATGCCCCTCAGCCAGGTGTCGCGCAGGGTGCCTTCCGACAGGGCGAACTCGTTGCGGGCCTTGCGCACCTTGCGCATGGTCTCGTTGCCGTTGTCGGTGGCCCCGATGACCAGCTCCGCGTCACGGTGGCGCTGGAACTGGGCGATGCCGAACCGGCCGTCGCCGCGCCGTCCGACGCTCTGCTGGGAGCGCAGGGCCGCGTTCGCGATCTCGGTCAGACCGGAGAACTCGTGGCCCACGCCGCGCTGAAGGAGACCTGCGGTGTGCGGAACGAGGTGGGCCGTGATGCCACTCCTGGGGGTGCGCTGCTCAGGCGCGACCACCGGAGGGGCCTGAGCAGCCATCTGAGCGACGCTGGGGACGACCGGGGCCGGGGAGACCGGGGCGGGCTCTACGGGCGCCACAGGGGCCGCCACGGGCTGCGGAGAGGCAATCGGGGGCAGGTCTCCCAGGGAGGCGAACACGTCGCGCTGCGCCTGCTGCTCCGTGGCACGCTGGTTGCGGGACGCGTGCTCGGTCTGGAGCAGTTGGACGCGGGTGGCCAGCTCGGCCAGCTCTTCGGCCTCACCGGCGGCGAACTCCGCCTTGGCGGACAGCTCCGCGCCGCGCTCACGGGCAGCGGCGAAGGCTGCGGACAGGTCCGCGTCGCTCAGGGCGGTGGGGTCGAAGGCCGGGGTGGCCTCGGGGGTGATCTCGTCTGCCATGGCGGGTTCCTCTCGTGCGGCAGGGACGGATAGGTCACGTCGCTGCGGCACGGCTCTCAGCTCAGCTACCACGGCTGATCACAGCGTACGCCCCTGCGGGATGCGCTGGGGAGGGCGGCTACAGAACGTCACTATTTCTTGTAGCCGTTCGGGCGCACACAGTGACTAGACGGGTTAGACAGCACCGGCCCATTACTCCCGTGTAAGGATTCTTATCCTGGAATTAAGGGTGGTAGCTGTCTAACCCGTCTAGAGGACGACTTTTACCAGGTCAGGCGCTCTTAGCGATCTTGTCCACGTACCGCCACGTCTGAGCGCGGTCACCCTCGGTGGTGTCCATCTGCATCACCAGCCGTCGCTCAGCGACACTCTTCACCCGCACTTTCGACCCATCCCGGAGAGTTACTTCGATCTCCTTGTTGGCCGCCCGCTGCCCGCAGCTCCCACACGCCATGTCACTTCGTCCCTTCGGCCAGCGCCCACGCCCACCGGGCCCGGGCGGTCTTCGCGTCGTCCTCAGTCGGGATGCGCAGCTCCACCGGCCCCCCGCTCATCACCCCGGGCTCCGGTCCCGGGCACCCCGGGTCACGGCAGTTGTCCCAGTCGTCCAGGACCCCGCCGTCTTCGTCGGGGTTGCCCACGTCGTGCACGTGAGCGGCCACCGGCACGATCCCCGAGGACGCGATCAGCGTCCGCTGCTGGTTCAGTGAGAACGCCACCCGCGCGCGCGGGACCGGGAACCCCGGAGCGTTCACGCTGCACACCGCGATCATCTCCAGCGCCCCGCCGATCCGGCGCCAGTCCCCGCTCACCGGCGACGTGCGGAAGATGTTCACCGCCTCCGGCGTCGCCCCGGGCAGCATCCAGCCCGCCACCCAGATGCCGTACTCGTCCTCTCCGGCCACGACGCGGGCCACAGCGGCCGAAGGGTCGTCGTAGTGCTGCGCGGCCGCCTGGAAGGCCGCCTGGGGGTCTGCATGGCGCGGCCCCGCCACGAGCGTCCCCACCGGCAGCGTGTAGCCCTCGGCCGTCGGCTGCTCCGCCACGTGGAAGTAGCTGTAGCCGGACGGCGAGGACGGCGCCGTGACGCACCCCGGCAGACCCACGTGACAGGTCTCCCACCCGGCGATGTGCCCGAACACCCGGCCCGAGTCGCTCACCGTCAACGGGGTCAGGCGGTCCAGGTCGGGCTGGCGGAACCAGCCCGTGGGCGGGAGCGCGGGAGCGGCGGAGGCGTACAAAACACCATCCTGGATGTACATCTCCGACATCCCGCCGTCCCCCTCGGGGTCGCCCACCGGCTCGGCGGGCTGCGGGTCCAGCGTCAGCGACACGTCGGCGAACGCCGGAATGGCCACGAGCGTGGCCCCGGCGATGCGCCACTTCGTGATCACCAGGCGCTCCTGGTCGTCCACCGTGTACTCGATGTCGTCCAGGTCCACCGAGGGGCCCAGGAGCCCCGCCTCCAGCTGCTCGATGACCGCGTACGGAGCCGAGTCCAGCATCGTCCCCGTGGCCGTCACCATGCCGTCCCCGATGGACAGGGACTCCATGCGCGCCACCACACGCGAACCCCCGTGGCCGTCGTCGGACAGCTCCTGCCACTGGAGCGGCAGCGGAAGGTCCCTGCTGCTGCCCCCGCCCGGTGCGATGATCCTGCCGTCGCCCGTGGGTACGCCCAGGCGCGCGAGGACCGCGCTCCATGTCCTGGCCATCACGCCCCCATCTCGGAGCGTGCCCACAGGTACAGCAACAGGTCCTGGTCGAGGTTGAGCTCGTTCTGGCTGACCATGGTCAGCACCTCCTCGGGATCCGTCGGGATCTCAGGCCACGCGTGGATCAGGTGCCACGTCACAAGGTCCATCACTCTGCCGCCTTTCGTCGGGCGCGTACGCCACGCTGGTACTCACGCTGGTAGTCCCGGTAGCAGGCCCGGCAGGAACGGAATGTACGCCCGTCGCCCCGCCTGCTTTCCATGTCGTACGGCGTTCCGTGCGTCGGGCACGTCTCCTTCACAGTGTGCTGGTTCACCGTGTTGCCACGCTCGTGGGTGCGCCGTTTGTTCTCGGCCGGAGTCACCGCCTCCAGGTGCTCCGGGTTGACACACAGCGTGTTACTGCACAGGTGGTCCACCTCGTGGCCCTCGGGGATAGGCCCTACGAGATTCTTGTACGCCACTCGGTGCGCTCCGGCGGCCCGGCCCAGCTCGGGATCGCTGCACTGACCGTAGTAACCGCCTCGCTGCGCTTTCCGCTTGAACAGCCTCCACTCCCAGCAGCCCGCCTCAGTGACGTTCACGCGTGCCTGGAAGTACGTCTTGTCCCTGGGGATGATGCGCGTCACGAGCTTGCTCCTCTTGGCTGCTGACGATCGGTCCAATCGATCTCTTCACCAAGTATGACAGGGATTACGGAACATCGGCAGTTGATGACCTCGGACGCAGGGCCGCGCGGATCCCCTGGGAACATCAGGTCCGCACCCCCCACGCGGAACGGGGAGGAGAGCAGCGTCCGCTGCTGGTCGGCCGCCCGGTGCGTGGGCCGCGTACGCGCGTCCTCGGTGGCGATCCACTGCTTGAACGGCGCCACGTCGCCGCGCGCCTGCGCCTCCAGCTGCGCACTGCGGAAGATCCCGGCGTTCACGGCCCCGATCGTCTCCGTGCGCGCCACCGTCATGGCCCTGTTGCGCCAGTACGGCGTGCCCGTGGCCGTCAGGATGAGCTGGATCTCGTCCCGTACCCGCTCCAGCGCCAGCCCCTCCTGGATGCCCTCCTCGACCGCCATGACGATCAGCCCGTAGACCTCATCGGGCGTGTTCGACATGCGGTTGCCTACCTCGTTCAGGTAGCCGGACACCCACGGGTCGGTGGGCGGATCCCCGCGCTCGGTCACGCGGCGCCAGGCGTCCGCCAGAACGCCTGCCACCTCCGGCACCACCTCCTGGTCCACCACCCGGGTCCAGAACCCCGTGTGGTCGCTCACACGGCCGGGATCGATGCGCCCCTCGGCCAGCACGTCCGGGCGCACCCGGTCCAGGAAGCGGGTCAGCCCCCGGAACCAGGTCCGGGCGATGCGCGACTCCCCCTCCCGGATGAACGCCTGGGCGCGCAGGCGCTGCGGCAGGTTCGGGTCCTCGCCCAGCGGGGGCGTGGTCACCGCTTGTGCTCCTTGGGGAGCGCGGCCAGTACGGCACGCAGCTCCTCACGGTCGTGCGGCCTCTCGTTCATCAGCAACCGCACGCAGTAGTCCCGCAGCTCCTCGCGCAGGGTGCGCGGCCAGTACCCGAAAGCCTCGGCCACCGGGTCGGTGAACTGGAACGAGCCTTCCAGGATCTCGTGCGCAGCCTCCCCGTACGGGATCACCGTGTGCAGTTCATGCCGGGGCGTGGACTTGAACTGACCCCGGTTCTGGTTCGTCAGCAGGCGCCCGCCCGCGCGCGAGAGGGCGTCGTAGACGATCAGCTCGGCTGCGGCGACCAGCCCCTCCGGCACAGGCTCGGCCTCGGGCTCCTGGCCCTGCGTACCCGGCAGCGCCCGCACGTTGTCGGGTACGGGCTCAGGCTCCGGGAGCTCCAGCTCCCCGCCCGCACCCACTTCGGCTTCCACGCCTGCGGCGACCGGGGAGATCTCGATGCCCAGGCCCAGGGCCTCGGCTACGTTCGGGTCGGCCAGCAGCGTGGGCGCACCGGTGACGATCTTCTCCAGGACGCGGCGGGTGCGCTCCTCCTCCGAGGGCATGGCGTCCAGCGACACACCGTGCTCGGTGAGCATGTACTCGTCCGAGATGAGCACCTTGTCGTACAGGGACTCCAGGACTTCGGTGTCGTCGGGCCGGGCGACGATCGCGGTCGTGTCCCAGCCGATCTCCTGGCTCTCGGCTTCATCGGGGGTCAGGCCCATGGCGATCAGGGCCGGGCGCATCCAGTGCTCGGTGAGCGCGTCGCCCACGGCCTTGAGTAGCGGCTCGATGAAGATCTTGTAGGTGGACTCCTCCACCTGCCACGCCGACCAGTGGTTGGACTCGCCCTGCGTGCCCTCGGCCACGTCCTTGGGCATGTCCAGCGTCGCGGCCAGACGCCTCAGCCCCGCCTCGCGCAGGTCGACCACGGCCGCGTCGAACTGAGTGGACAGGTCGAAGTGCGCGAACGCGCCACCGGCCGCGATGTGCTCGGCGGGGGCGTTGAAGGCGATCGGGACCTGAGCCGACGCCTGCCCCGGGTTCTGGAGCCCCAGCTCGGCCGCCGTCATGAATTGCGCCATGAAGCTCTCGCCCGACAGGTTCAGCTCGTCCGCGATGACCGCCACGCCGTTGGTGGCGATGCGGGAGTCGAGCCGCGCGGCGATGTTCTGTGAGCTCTTCTCGATCTCGCGGCAGATGGGCAGCCCCGGTCGCACCGCGCTGTCCGCCTTGGCCTGGTCGTCGGGGTGCGGACACCAGACACGGATCAAGCGGTCGTTGGGTCCGAGCTGCACCATCGCCCCGGTGTACGGGTCGGTGTACTCCCAGCGGTCCCCGTGGGGGCGCACCTTGTTGCCGGACAGCACCAGCCACGCGTCGGGCTGCGGACGCCCCCGCTTGTTCGGCTGCGGACGGATGATGATCCAGGCCTCGCCGCACACCTGCCAGCACAGCGCCACCAGGCGCAGGAGTCCGCTGCGCTGGCTGACGCCGCCCAGGGCCTGCGCGGCGACGGCCTGCGCCCGCTCGTCCTCAGACGGTCCGGTCGGCTTGCCGGTGTCGGGGTCCAGGTCGGTGGCGTGCAAGTCCGCCTGCGAGATGGCGTTGGCGATCCACACCAGGGGGCCCCGCAGCTCCCCGATCGCGTCGAAGTAGTACCAGGCCTCGCGCTGCCACTGCTCCTGGCTGGTCTGCTGCCGGGAGCGGTTGACCAGCTGCACGCCGGGCCCGCTCATGGGCATGGCGGCCGCCACGATGGCCTTGGCGGGCGGCTCCTTGCCGCCGGTGCCGATACGGAATGCTTCCCGGATCCCCATCTACTCTGCCTCTCCTCGGGCCAGCATCCCGGCCACGTAGCTGAACGCCAGCCCCAGGGGGACGATCCACGGCCACGACCACAGGTCGGCCCAGGCGCCCGCGCCCGCCACGGCGATGCCGACGTAGAAGGACGCGCACCAGTCGCACACGACCAGGTAGGCGGCGAGACCGTCGGAGTCCAGGCGCGAGAGGATCCAGGTGCGCGGGGCCTGGGTGAGCCGGTCGGTGGTGATGAGGCGGGTGACGCGGGCGGTGACGAGTGCGGCGATGACGATCGTGATCGTGTCCATGTGTGTCCCCATCATGAGGCTTTCTGGGCCTGGGCGCGGCGCCGGGCGGCGATGGCCGGGTGTTCGCCCTGGGCGAGGCCCTTGAGCGCGTGCGGGGAGATCAGGTTGGTCTCGCTACGGTCGTACTTCTTCATGAAGTGGGTGATGCCGTGAACCATGGCGTCCAGGCGGTCCGGGGAGTCGGTGGGGTCCTCCTCGGGGATCCAGGTGGTCAGCTGGTCTTCGAGGTCGGGGAAGGATCCGACGTGGCAGACGCGTCCTTGCTCGTAGCGCATGGCCACGGGCTGGGCGCGCAGGCGCTTGCCCTGGGAGGCGTTGACGCGGCGCAGCGGCGCCGAGTGCCTGTCCCCGCCGCGCTCCTTGTGCACGGCCTTGAGGACGGATTCGATCCAGTCCTTGCCGCCGTTGTCCTCGACCACGAGGAGGCTGGCGGACCAGGATTCGACCAGGCCCCAGGCCCGGTTCGCGGCGTCGTTGGGGGACAGCTTCTCCGAGCCGTCGTGCAGGACGTAGCTGCGCCCGTCGGGTCCCCGGCCCACGACCACGAGTCCGGTCTCATCGCCTACGCCGGTGCCCGCCGGGTCCATGCCCACCACGATGTCGATGAGGTCGGTGGGGGTGGTGGCCACGCGGTTGTTGTCGATGTGGCGCATGGCCACGAGCGCGCCCGGCAGGTCCGAGAGGACCTCGGCGTTCAGCTCCTGGCGTCCGAGGGTGGTGCCCTCGTACTTGGCGATGACGGCGCGCTGGAAGGTGGCTGCCAGGTTGTGGAGGTTGTCGTAGGTGGTGCCCTTGGTCAGGGCGGTGCGTTCGTCCTTAACGAGCCGCTTGATGAGGGGGAGCGGCCGGGGGGTGGTGGTGACGCAGATTTGCGGGTGGTCGCCCAGGCGCATGCCGAGCTGCGCCATGTCCCAGGCTTCCTGGATGTAGCGCCAGGCCGCCATCTCGTCGAACCAGCCGTAGTGGTGCTGGGGCCCGCGCAGGCGGTTGGGCTCGTCGGCGCTGTACAGGGTCTGGATGGCGCCGTTGGGGTAGGTGAGCTGCCGTTTGGAGGGGTTGTAGACCGGGCGGAAGGTGGCGGGGGCGCAGGCCAGGATGCCGCTCTCGCCCTGAACGAGGATGTCGCGGGTGTCGGCGGCGGTGGGGCCGATCAGCGCTCCGCGTTCCTGGGTGCGTGCCTTCTCGATGGCCCATTCGGAGCCGAGCCGGGTCTTGCCGAAGCCACGGCCTGCGAGGGCGAGCCAGACGTCCCATTCCCATTCGGGGGCGAGCTGGGATGCGCGGGCGTGGCGGCCGGGGGCGCCTTTGTGGGGCCTGCCGTCGCAGCCCTGGCGGCCGCAGCGCCAGGGGACCTTGCCGGACTCCGCGTCGGTGATGACTTGTTCGAGGAGGTCGCCGAGCCGGTTGAGGTCGGCGGGGCTCATGCGCTCCAGCTCGGCCCGGGTCAGGCTCATGCCTCCTCCGGGACCCGGTTCTGGAGCTCCAGTGCGCGTTCGATCATCGCTTCAATCTGGACGATCTTCTCGGTGGACTTCTTGGTGTCGGCCATGGCGAGGGAGTTGGCCTCGATCTTCGTCATGGCGACGCAGGCCTGTGTCCACCGGATGGTGGGGTCTTGCCGGTTCTCGATGAAGTCGTCGAGCCGGGAGTCCAGCAGGCCCCGGAGCTTGTCCATGAGGGCGAGGTTCTTGTCCCTGGTTT